TTTCCGTGGCAACGTAGCAGGTCTTGATCTCTATGTTTCACGCAACTTTACTGGCTCTGGCTCAGATGCAACCGCTGATTACTCAATGGCTGTAATCAATCCAGATGCTTACACATGGTACGAGTCACCACGATTCCAGCTTCGCACCAATGTAAATTCCGATGGAACAATTGATCTGCTCTACTACGGATATGGAGCACTCGCTACGAAGGTGGCAGCAGGGGTCAATTGGTTCAACAAGTCCTGATCTAACTTATAGATCGTAAACGTTAGCCCGGTGCTTTTGCCCTAAGCACCGGGTCTAACCTAGAAAGGAACAGCATGGCAGCTACATACGTCACCGAAGCCGAATTGCGCACAGCACTCGGTATTGGCGCTTTGTATAGCTCGGCTGTTGTCGAAGAAGTCTGCCAAGCCGCAGAAAATATTGTTAAATCAAAATTATGGTTTAACAGTCAAAGCGTTTATGCTATCGAAGCAACCGGAACAACCGGGCGCATTTACATTTACGAAAATGCAGAACAGTTTGTTGTTGGCGACACAATAACAGTAGAGAACGTGCGCCAACATTTCAATGGCACTCATACAATCACAGCTGCAAATGGAATTTGGCTTGAATTTGTAAACGCACAAATAACGACACGCGAATATCACATTATCGCACCGTGGGGTCGCGTTTATGGCACACAAGCCGTTGATTACGAAACAACACCGGAAGTTAATCAAGCCACACTTATGATTGCCGTGGATATATGGCAAGCGCGCCAAGCATCAAACGCTGGTGGCATTTCACCCGATTTCACTCCATCGCCGTACAGGATGGGGAACACTCTTTTAGCAAGGGTACGAGCTTTGCTTGCGGATCATCTAGCACCGGGCGGTCAAGTAGGGTGAGTGCCATAACAACCCTACGGGGAACAATCGCGACTGCACTAGCTGATAATGCAACGTGGCAGGTGTTTTCCTTCCCACCTGCCACCTTGCTTGCTAACAGCGTGGTAATTGAGCCGGGTGATCCGTACATCGAACCTTCAAATGATCACTACAAAACGGTTAAGCCTAAAGTCAATTTCAAACTCATTGTCGTAGCACCTATGTTTGATAATCAAGGCAACCTCATTAACATCGAAGATTTCTATTTGAATTTAGTAAACAAGCTGGAAGCATCAACGATTGCATACTCAATCGGAACTTTCAGCGCACCGGCAGTCTTGACTGGTACAGCAGGTGATCTGCTAACTGGTGAAGTATCAATCAGCGTTCTATCCGATTGGAGCTAAACATGGCTGATAATGACAAAGAGCGCGAGCGTTTTCTGATCAAAATCGGTCAGGCAAAAGCCGCGGAAAAGAAAGAAGCAAAACCAACCGCTAAGAAAGATGAGGAGTAATCCACATGGCTGTTTTTCTCAATAACAAAGTTGGGTTGAAAATCAATAACGTGGATCTCTCTGATCACGTTACTGCAATCACCCTAAACCAAACCTTTGACGAGCTCGAAGTAAGTGCGATGGGCGACACATCCAGAAAGTATGTCAAGGGATTGGAAACCGCAACCCTTACCGTGTCATTTCTTAACGATCAGGCAACTGGTGAAGTTTTGGCAACCCTTCAAGCAGCTTTCGGAACAACCGTAGCTTGGAAAGCAATCAACGATTCAGGCGCAGCAGTATCGGCTCAGAATGAGCTATACAGCGGCGATTTGTTAGTAAACAATCTAACACCTATCAATGGTGGCGTGGGCGACATGGCGACAATGGATGTAACCTTTACGGTAAACTCCGCTGTCACCGTAGCCGATACCGGCTCGTTCTAGTAAACGAAAGAGGGCAAAATGGCAAGTCTAAAAGTAGTCAGGGCAGATGGCAGCGAATCTTCACACGAGATTACACCAGCCATTGAATATGCTTTTGAGCAGTACGCAAAAAAAGGCTTTTACCGAGCCTTCCGCGAAGATCAAAAGCAATCAGACATCTATTGGCTTGCATGGGAGTGCCTAAGAAGATCAGGCACAGATGTTAAGCCGTTTGGGGATGCTTTCCTACAAACCTTGAAATCAGTAGAGGTTTTGGGAGATGATTCCCCAAATGGCTAACGCGTGATTCTTGGACTTACCGCATAGCTGAGTTATCGGTAAATCTAGGAATCGCGCCTAGCGAATTTATCAACATGGATCGTGATTTATTAAAAGCGATTTATGAAGTAATTAAGAAGCAAGGGGAAGCGCGAAAACATGCCGGTGGTCATAGAAGGCGTGGTAGGGCTTAGGAAAGCCTTAGGCAAGCTCGCGCCTGATATTAAAAAGCAACTTGATAAAGAAGTGCGCGCAGCCTTAAAGCCAATAATTGCAGATGCTAGAAACAAAGTACCTAGCAACGCACCCGGCGGTCTTTACAATCTAAACAATCCCGGCTATGAGCGCAAATCGCGCACAGGCAGGGATACAGCTTTTCCATTTTATGATCAGCGTTTGATTCGCAAAGGTTTGACATATTCGGTAGCGCCTAGCAAAGTCAAGCGCAGCGGATTCGTGTCTTTGTTTACTTTAGTCAATAAGTCACGCATGGGTGGCATCATTGAAACCGCAGGTCGATTAAATCCCGGCGGTGATCCGAGAAGCCAATCAAACAATACAAGAGCTGGCAGAAGATTTAATCTAGCTATGAATGGCATAGGCGCACTAACGGATTACTCCGGGCGTGGTCGTAAGAGCACAGGTCGGTTGCTTTATGCCGCTTATGCTCGCAATCAAGGCAAAGCCCTAAATGCAATCTTGCAATCTATTAACACGGCGCGTAATAACCTTGTAAAAGAAATCAAGAACTCTAAAAGGATGGTGGCATAATGGCTTTGACTGATGAACAAATCAAAATCATTATTGCGGCTGAGTTAAAAAAGCAAGGTTTTGACAAAGCCAAGAAAGCCACAAATCAGCTAGAAGATAATTTTAAGAAGCTAGGCAGAACCGTTGCAACGGTCTTTTCTGTTGCCGTCATTACCAAGTTTGCTAAAGAATCGGTGCGTGCGTTTAAGGAAGAAGAAGTAGCCGCTAACCGATTTGAGCAAGCACTAAAGGGTGTCAATCTAGGATTTGCCACACCTGCCATTGAAGATTATTTAGAATCGTTAGAGCGTGCCACAGCCGTCACAAAAGGTGAATTGCGACCAGCATTTCAAACATTGGCACAAACTACTAGATCAATTAACAGGTCGCAGGATTTACTTGCTACGGCTTTAGACGTATCGGCTGGCAGCGGTTATGACTTGCAGACGGTTGTAAATGATTTATCACGTGCGTATCTAGGCAATAACACTAGCCTTGCTAAATACAACATCGGATTGACTAAAGCCGAACTACGCACCACACGCTTTAACGATGTCCAAGAATTATTAAACAAGCAATTTGCAGGTCAGAAAGCCGCACAGCTTGACACTTATGCTGGCAAGGTTGCCTTCATTGGCGCAGCATACGAGCGTATGCAGACAACCGTAGGTGAAGGTTTAGTCGATGCTTTTGGCATGTTATCCGGCGAGAATGGCATCGCTGGCGCGACTGGTGCGATGGAAGAATTTGGCACGATAACAGCCGATGTATTCCGAGGTCTTGGATTCTACATTGGACAGGTAACATCACAGATTGGCGGTAGCGGTGGATTGATGGCTGCCATTACTGGCACAGCCATGACTGGCAATCCATTAGCAGCTTTGATTGTGGCATTACAAAAAGCCGGACAAAAGACACGCCCACTATTCTTTCCAACCGCAGGAATCGGGCAACCGGGCATTGATGCCAAAAACCGTGCAATAGAGGAAGCTGCAATCAAGCGCCAAAAGGAACTTGAAGCGTTACGGTTAAAGTCAATCAAGCAACAGGAAAAGATCAACCGGCTAAAGCAAATCAGCCAAAAGATTGACAAGGCAGCAGCCAAGTTTGACGAACGCCGCATCCAAATTGCAGCAGCTTTGCAAGGCAATATCAGCGATGAGGAACGCCGCCGATTACTTGAATTGCAAACGATTGAAGATCTAAAGCAAGCCATCCAAGAGCAGGATGTGGATAAAGCTGAGAAGCTGTTAGAGCGTTTAGACAAACTACAAAGCCAGACTGAAACTCTAGCCGAAACGCTGGTGGGTCTAGAAGCCGGTGATCCTTTTGCTAAATGGGAAACTTACTTTGACAAAGCCGATGCGCTTGTAAATGGTTTAGTAGCCAAACTTAAAGGGATACAATCGGAAGTCAATAAACTGCTCGAAGATGCACAGGCTAGATCTATGGCGGCAGCTGCTAACGTATTCGCAGCGCAACAAGATAAAGCCACAGCATATAAAGAAGCTGCAAGAGCTACCGCAGTTTCGGCTGATATAGCAGCATCACAGGCTGCATCGGCAATAGCCGAAGCCTCAGCCGAATTAGCAGCAGCACAAACGCCACAAGAGAAAGCGGTAGCCCAAGCATTTTTAGATGGGGCTATAGCCGCTGCCGATGCTGCAAAGATTTTGCAAGAGAGTGTGGTAGCAGCTGAGGAAGCCGCAGCGTTAGCCGAATTAGACGTTGCAAGGAACCTAGAGCAACAAGGATTAGAAGCTATGTTTGCAGCCGGTGTGCCAGCGCAGACAATCATCAACATGTATGTTGAAGGCAACGCAGTTACCACACAAGATCTAGCCGATACGATAACTGATTTGCAATACAATCAACAACGCTCAGGTCGCCGCACCATTTATAGCGCAAGGGCAATTTAGTGCCAGCAGCACCCGTTATAGGCGCGATTGTAGATTTCACGCCTGGTATTAGTATTCTCATAAATCCATTTACGCTTGACTCACCGCAGTTAGGCGTGCTTGGTACTAACGTACTTGGAGATCAGCCAGCCGATTATGTCGATATAAGCTCGCTAATCAAGAGCACATCAATTAGGCGTGGTCGTAATCGTATCTTGGCTAAGTTTGAAGCTGGTACAGCTACGGTGGATATTTACGACCAAAACGGCGACTGGAATCCTAGCAATCCATCCTCGCCTTATTATGGCAAGTTGATTCCGCTTCGTAAGATTCAAATCTTCGCTGATTACGATGGCGTGCGTTATTTCCTATTTACTGGCTTCATTACCAATTACATCACTAACTTTGCTTTAGGCACGGAAGAAGTGAGCCGTGTCACATTTCAATGCGTGGATGCTTTTAGATTGCTAAATGGCGCTCTAATTACCACGGTCACAGGTGCAAGCGCTGGAGATTTATCAGGCACACGCGTAAGCGATATTTTAGATGAAGTCAGCTACCCGGCAGGTCTAAGAGATATAGATGCCGGTGATACAACCCTGCAAGCCGACCCCGGCACATCGCGCAACGCTTTGGATGCCTTGCGAACTGTTGAAGATAGCGAGCTTGGCGGATTCTTTATCGATGGCGAAGGTAGGGCAACATTCTTATCTCGCAACGTTATTACTCAATCTCTTGGCTCAGTAGCTTATAGCTTTGCCGATGATGGATCAGGTATCGCCTACCAACAGGCAACAGTCAATCTTGATGCAGATCAGCTGCTCAATGATGTAACCGTGACACGCTTAGGCGGTACTCCACAAAACGTTATTGACCAAAACAGCATCGATACTTACTTTGTCCATTCGGGCATCCGTGAGGATGTTTTGATGCAGACCGATGCCGTGGCGCTGGATATGGCTAACATGATTTTATCTACGAGATCCGACATCGAAACACGCATTGACTCGATTCAGCTAAACCTCGAAGATGGCGATGATATAAACCGCTGCGTAGCCGGTCTAAACATAGAGCTCTTGGATGCGGTAGATATTACAAAGGTTATGCCCGGTAGCACGACGGTAAACCAAACCTTGCTTGCTTTGGGCATACGCCATGACTTTAGCAACCGCAAGATGGTGACTACGATTTTTACAGGGGAAAGCCTAGTCAATGGCTTCCTACTGGACAGCAACACTTTAGGTATAATAGGCACGAACGCCCTGAGTTACTAAGGAGATCTAAA